AATCCAGCAGTACGATACGGTGAGACCTGCGTGTTTCGATACCGTCAGCCACCTGTTCATCACCAAGACACGTAAGGAGATAGGGTTCGAGCAAGAGCCAGAAGATATCGTCCACCACGTTGAGCTGGGTGAGCGAACCAAGGAGGTGTACAATAAGATCACAAAGGACAGAGCTATCAACCTCAACGGTAGAGATCTGGTCTGTGATTCTATCATGAAGCTACGTACCTCACTGCACATGCTGGAGGGGGGAGTGGCTAAGATAGGGGATGAGTACTTGGTGCTTGGCAATACAGAGAAGATAGAGTATACTAAGAAGCTCTGGGGAGACTCAGAGAACATGGTGATCATGTACAACTACATCGCTGAGGGTACTAAGCTCAAGGACAGCTTCAAGAAGGCTACAGTGCTGCAAGGTACATCCTTTGCTGAGGGTATTGATCTCTCTAGCTATGATCACCTAGTCATATACTCTCAAGACTTCTCAACTGCACGACACACCCAGAGAAGAGCACGACAGGCTAACAAGGAACGTAAGACTCCTATCAAGGTGCACTTCCTATTAGTACGTAAAGCTATCAGCTCTGAGGTGTACAAGGCAGTGTCAGTGAACAAACAGAACTACGTAGACAAACTTTACAATGCCACTAGAATTTGAACTTAGAAAGCTCGTGCATGGACTAGCACTCCTTAGAGATCAGACTGATATGCTGAGGTATTATACTCAGGACAAAGAGTACCTACCTGATGATGAAGTTGACCTGCTTGAGCAAGTGAGGAGTATAGAGGACGGTCTTGAGGATATGAAGGAGGAGGTAGCTCACGTAGCTGTCAAACTCATGAAGCACATTGATGCACATCAAGGATGGATGGGTGACTGAACAACAATTCAATAAGAAAGTACAGGATCTGGTGACTTCCAGGGGAGGGTACATCATAAAGACTATATCTACTAACAAAGCAGGAGTTGCTGATATGCTTGCGTGTATCAACGGACGCTTCGTAGCTCTTGAGGGTAAGCTAGAGTACAATAAGATGTCATCTCTTCAGATAGCACACCACAATCAAGTCATTCAAGCAGGGGGTCTGTCTGCTTGCGTGAAAACTCTTGACGATGTGCTATCGGTGATTGAACAAGCCGAGGAGGGACTCGTCCAATCGGAGTTACTTCTTCTTGACACTTTTACGCTTTGATACTTTCTTAGGCTTCTCGTAGGCATCGCAATCAATCACACGACCTTCACAGAAACTTCTTAACTTCTCTTTGCATGTTGAATCTTTTGACTTTGAACATTGTAACATCTTTATCTCCTATTAAGGTTCCCAACCTGGGAACATGTACACTTTACCCTTATGAGTGATCCCCATAAAGTTTTCTTCCTTCATGATGCGCTCCACATCAGGGTCTCTAATATCTTTAGGGCTGAATGGACGCTTTAACTTCTTCTCAATCTCAGGTGGCCCAGCTATGCTCTTGGCTGGAACCTTGTAGTTCTTAACATTACCTTTAATATCCCCCTCTTCCAGTGAGAGTTCAATCCTACCCCCTTTACTCTTCGCTGATCTGCCGTACACATCAACGTCTTGGGTGTACGTCTTCTTAGACCCCCAATTACGCTGAGCCGACTGGAGATCTCTAAGATAATTCCATGTATCCGCTGCTGGTATGTCGCCTTTTGTCTCCGCTAAGAGAACCTTGATAGATTTAGAATCAGTGGGGTTATCCATGATCTTGGCTATCGAGTAGATCAGAGCTTTCTCTCTTTGTTCTGAGGTGGCACCGACCTTCGCTAAGATCCTACCGAAGTATTTAGTCATAAAACCAACTTGCGCCCTAGCAATAGGGTCAGAACCTATACCCGTACCATCAGGGGATAGGTGGTTGCTTTGTAATGCGGTCATAAGTTTAGGGTTGGCCCGTATCTTTTCAGCCATGTTCCCTAGTAACCGTTTCGCCCTCTTAGCTAGTGGATCTCTCAAGGGCATGTTTTTTAGCTCCTCATGTGCGTTTAAATAATCCACAGCTTGGATATCTGGAGATACTTTTTGGGGTACTATGTTCTGGTTCAGTGCTTCACCAACCATAGCCTGATCCATGTTCTTTCTCTGCTGAGGCTTTAACCTATCAGCGATTTCTGCATACGTCCTTTCCTCATTATTCAAACTACCGTAGAACTCCTTCATTACACTCTCTGGTGTCCTATTAGGGTTCTGCATCTCTAAGTAGATTTTGTTCTTCTGCATCTGCTTGGACGAAGCGTACTCTATCCTCGTACCCAGCAGGAGTTTGTGCCACTGCTTACCATTACGCATGTGGTTCTCAGCAGCATCCTTAATCACTGCATCTATACTCCTGACTACTGACTTCAAACCATCTTGGTAACCTACATCAGAAACTAGATCCTTACGTCTGGATAGTTTGTTTATCATCTGTCTGAGATCCAGTAGGTTCTGCATGTTACGTAGTTTGTTACCTTCTCCAGCCTCTGCTTTCTGTTGGATCTCTGCGATCTCCTTCGCCCCTTTCTCTTTCGTCTCGTCAGCTAAGTTCTTTAGCGTCACTTCCATAGAGTTACGAAGCTCAGCGTACTGTGAACCAACTATACTCTCGTCTATACCTTCCAGCTCTCGTGTTCTGGTCAAGCTAGTAAGATCTTTCCTGAGTGATGCTGCAAGCTCACCGTCACCATTAGCAACCGCTGCATCTATCTCATCCAGAAGATTCTGCTTCTGTAGCTTGTGCTCTTTGAGTATCCTCTTGCGTTCAGTGGTCTCTTCAAGCCTCAGTTTTTTATGCCTAGCCTTTAAGCTCTTCTGAGAGTCCTTTGTGAACTTAACCTTACCTGCTATATCCCCTGTCTCTTTACTCACATCCTTAATACCAAAGCTGCGGATCTTCAAGATCTTATCTTCAAGCTGACCCAGCAGCTCACTGTTCTTCAGAGTCTTGCTACTCTCGATGTGCTCTAACAGGCTATTCAGCACAGTAGTGTCAAAGTCCCATGTCCATTTAGGGTCTATCAAATCCGAGGCCACTCTTTCAGTAGCTCCGAATAACCTACTCTGTGTGACCACGTAGTCATCTATCTGTGCCTTCGCAGCTGTCGTAAGGTTCTCTCCACCTTTGAATAACTTCCTAAGCTCTATACCCACCTCGGATATCTGCTTCTTCATCGCAGCACCTTTAGTGCCAGAGAATTTACTCGCCCCACTCACGTAAGTATCTGCGCCCTCAGACTGTTCCACCCAAGCACGTACAAGATTTTCTGGGTCGTTTTTATCTATAGGTGTATTTGAACGTGCACTCAGATTATCTAGTAGTTTATGCTCCTGTTGCTTAGTCAAGCCTAGTTCTTTCAAATGAGCTGCTGCTGCTTTAGGGTTTTGTAAGTATGTCGTGTACCACTCGTGTATACCTTTTGCTAATCTACCAGCCTTGCCCTTACCGTATACTAGAGCCTTTGGGACTACGGGCAGTAACCCGAACAGCATGTCATACGTCCCTGCGTCCACCATCTGAGCGAGTACTCGTTTGTTGTCCAGGTCTTTCTTGAGAGACCATGCGTTTACATGGAGGTCAGCTCCTCGCCCTAGCGCAGACATAGTAGCACCTGTTGTCAGCCCCACTGTACCTCCAACAAGGAATGCAGCAAATGGGTTACCAGTTGCTGCCAATGTCTTAGCTCCAGCTGCTGAACCAGCGACTACCCCACTAGCACTTCCTATGTTCTCAAATTTAGATCTCCACAGAGTTTCGATGAACAGGTCACCAACGATCCTTTTATCCCCGTTCTCGTCCAGTATAATAATATCACCAAGGTTGGCTGTGCCATCGGCAGTCTTCTCACCACCTTTAGAAGCCCCTAGTACGTTATGCCCTTCTGCTCTGATTGTCTCTATGATCTTACCTGTTAGTTGGTCTTGCGCCACCCTGAGCCTGTCCCTTGTAGGCTTGTCCCATATAGATACAGCCGAAGCTACTATATCAGAGTTCCAAGTGTTGATGTTCTCCATCGTTGACTTGATCCTTCTGGGGTCGTCATTACCAGCAACAAGATCGAAGTGCTCCATTCCACTTTTGTGGATATCCCCAAAAGGTGACCCTAGTAGTTCCGAACCTGCATATATTAATTCCCCAGCTGGTACTTTATCAATCAATGTTCCAAGAATACTTGGGGAGTCGTCTTCCTCTTCTGCCTGTGCACCGCTACTAGGGTCGTAGAAGTTCACTAAACTCTGGTATTCGGATTCTTTCTTAGGTTGCACCTGCTGTGTGTCAGGGGAGGTGTCTACCTCTACTGGAGCTATGTCTGGTGTAGCATCTGCCCCTACTGGAGCTATGTCTGTTGAGGTGTCAGGCTGAATAGGTGTTACGTCTGTTGGGGTGTCAACCTTACCATAATTCCTTACTAGATCCACTGCTGCCCAGCTGTCTTCCTCGGATAACTGACCACTATTCTTATATGCTTGATATATAGTATCGTCAGATGCCCCTGATTCCGAAAAGGCTTTTATTGAACTTTCAGGTATGTCAGCTAAAGTTTTAGTGCCCATTATTGCCCCTCATTAGTGTTCTGCGGTAGTTTCATACTCTGGCTCATGGGTGCTGTCTGTCCTTCACCGCTACCCTGCGCCATGTAACTTGCTTCCTGCTGTGCCTCTTGGTTCTGGCCTAGCATTGCTGCTGTGTTAGCAAATATCTGAGCGATCTCTGGAGAGTTCTTAGTTTTGAGAGACTGCATACTCATTGATGCTGCCTGGAAGTAACCTGCTGGGTTGACCTGAGACAGCAACTGTCCTGTTGGCCCTGCCAGTACCTCTTCAAGCATTAGCTGGTTCTTCTCGTCCTCATCATTGTATGCTGTGGAGATGATCTCTATGTCCACGTTAGTGAATGCAATCTCGCTCTCTTCAGTTGGTATAGGAGCAACTATGTAGTTACCATCATCGTCTACCATCGGCTCACCACTTGCTGGGTCTACTACTTCTTCGTACTCGTATTGCATTACAGGCTGACCGTTCTGATCCATCTGTCCCGACCAGATCTGCTCTGGTTGGTTAATCTGTGCCCACCTATGTCCTGTTACATCATCAGACACACGCAGTGCCTGAGTAGCTGTGAAGTACTGCTTCACTAGGTTAGCAATGTCCCAACCTAAGAACCTGTAGAAGGTCTCAACCTTACCAGTGAAGTATCTCAGTGCGATGACAGTAGCGTTTTGCTGGAGCTTAACCTTACGTCCTGAGTCAGAAGCAAATGCCATCCCTAAGAAGGAGTCGTTGATACCTAGTATCTTCTGTATCCTGTCGAATGCCTTGTCGATGATGACGTACTGTTCCTGTGCTTCCCTCGCCATGTTCTCAATCTTAATACCAGCTAAGGAGTTAACAGGGATGACAGCAGTAACTCTATTAAAAGCATTAGTAAAATCAGTAAGATCTTCAACTGCACCGTCCTCGACAAACGCCTTCTGCGTGTTCACCATCAACTGCAACTTAATCAGTGCTTGGTTGATAGCTTTCTGTGACTCTATTACGTCTCTGAATATACCATAATACTCATCTTCCTCTGATGTGTGCACCACGACCACTCTATAAGGGAACTTTACCTCCTTGTGAGTTATTTTGTCTTTAGAGAGTATGGTTTCGTGATGCCAATGGATAGACCAGCTTTCACCTTGGTCATCCACGATTATGGAGTGCACAATAAGGTAGTTATTGTGCAACTTATGATACCCG